TCTTAAAGTGTTTCTTGATGATTTCCAACGCAAGAGAATCCTTACCGGCTAATGTGTCGGAAGCGATTTGTCTTACGAGTAGTTCAAATAAGATACCCGTGTTTTTAAACTTGCTATGTTTAAGTTTACTCATCCTAAACCTTCTAATTATCGTTCTACTTTATAAATATACTTAAATTGTGTCATCCAATAGATTTGACTCATCCAACATACCAACATCCTTACGATGTGACTCTTCTTTTAAAGATTCGGTAATGATTGAACTCGTTTTAATCTTCTTCTTTTTCAAAGACGCTTTTAGTGCATTACTTGATTCTGAAGCGAGTGGTGTATTTCTGAAATTGTGGAATGTTGATTCTCTACCAATCCCATCAGTTTTACCCAAGGGATTTCTACCAAATGAATTTTGGTCAGTTCCATAAGTACCACCCTCTGTTGGTCTACCGGCTTCTGGGAATCCACCTTCAGGCGCCCCACCTTCATTGTCTTGCCCTTGCTCTTCTTCACCTTGTAAGTTAAGAGCTGCCAAGTCGTGTGGTGTACCAAACGATTCACCTGTCTTAACAGGGTCGTTACCTTCGTTGGTGATTTGTTCTTGTCTGAAACCAAGTTTTAAGTCATTGATAACTTTAGCTTGTTCCAACTTCCATTCATCATCGGACATATTAAAGATGTTTTTATACATCCATTCTTGAGAAACCATTTTAAGGTCTTTCATATCACGAACCAAAGATACCTTCTCACTCCAAAGTGCGGCTTTCTCTTGTTCGTAGATGATAGATGGGTTGGTAAGTTCTAACTCAAAGTTAACGAGGTCTTCATTCTCGTATCCTTGTGAGTATAAGTGAACGATTGCAATTTTGGTTAATTCTGAAAGGACAATCTTTTGGATTCTTTCAACGGTTCTTGCAAATCGAATATCTTGTTGAGCAAGTGTAGCTTTACCTTCTACTCCCTCTTCGTAACCAATGAACGCCTTTGGAACTTTCAAAGCCGCCATCATTCTATTCTTTAAGTATTCGATGTCATCGATACCACCGAATTCCATTCCACTCAAAGAATCAATTTCAGTCCCACTCTGGCCACCACGAACTGGCAAGTAGTAATCCTCCAACATATTCATCAAGTTAAACTTGAGGTTGTAGTCACCTGTGTTCTGGTCGAGGTAAGGAACTTTCTTCATTTGGTCGATGATACTTCTCATATGGTTATCAACCTCTGAAGGTGGGATATTACCCACATCAATTTTAAATACTCTCTTTTCAGGCGCTCTCATAATTCGGTGAATCATCATAGCATCTTCCATAAGAGTTAATTGTTTCCAAGTTTTTCTAGCACCCTCTAACAACGAACGACCATAAGGTAGGAAGTTTGTGTCGGACATTAAACGGAAGTGAGCAATCTGATAAAACTCAAAGTAGAATCCATTTGATTTGGTGTTAGCGCTATACGGGCTTTGCATAGCGTTTAATTTGAATCGAACCTCATATGGATTCTCATCATTGAAACCTTCTTCTCGTTCAATTTCATACGCAGATAAAGGCGATGCGTTTACAATACCAATACCATCTTCAATATCCAAATGAAGATAGTAGTCACCATACTTGTTCATACCACGAATCCAAGACCAAAGGTTGAATTCAATGTTAAGTACATCGTAGAATAAGTTGTGAAGGATTTTCTTTACATTCTCATCAGAAGATTTGATACGGATTACATCACCCATATCGTTCTTCAAAGTACACTCATCGGAGTAGATATCAAGAATTGAAGCAATGATAGAATCTTTGTCCATCGCTTCATAGTCGGTATACAATTCTAATTTGTTAGAGTGGTAATTGAATTGGTTGTTGTATGTTTCCCAATTTCTACGAGAGGTATGTAAACGACCAAATCTATCGTAGTAAGATGTACCACGAATATTACCTTGCGATTGGAGTCGCTGTGTATCAACGGCTGAAGTTCTGCCCTTACCAATACGTCTTACAACGACTTGTGTAGCGAATAGTTTTTTAAGCCTTCCAAATAATGATGTATCTGCCATATTTGTTCTCTAAATGAAAGTGTATACCTTTACAAAGTATAAATATACGAAAAATAAACTTAACTACCAAATCAAAGTAACCAACTCAAATCCATATCATTTCCATGTCCATCTTTTTGTACCCACGGATTGTTCTGACCCATTCGTGAATTGTATACACCACCACTTGTTTTTGTAATGTGAGTTAATGCGGTTCTACTTAAATCGATACCCTGTTGTCTTAATTTTAATGCGGTATCTCTTACCCATAGACCTGTTGAAAAAGACATAACCAAGTCATCGTTATATCCTCGTTGAGCTTCTGCTCTTGAACCATTCCAAATAAATACAAATAGTTCATCAATCAATCTTTTAGAACGAATTATTGGAGTTCGTTCTCTCATATAAGTGTCGAGTTTAGAAACTACAAGAGGTCGTGTTCTTGAAGTCATTGAGAAACCAGGAACCATATCTTCTTTTCGTTTCAAATCCCATCCTTTACGAAGGTGAATATCATCATCGACATAACCTACCTCTCTATATGAATAATATAGGTTCTGATAGTTTCGGTCAATCACTTCTTGGATTACAGCCCATCCAATGTTTGCGTTTTCAATCACCAACATTGCATTGTTCCATTCCGCGGCTATTGAGGTTAACATTGCTCCAAATTGTTTGGTTTCAATCTTACCTTTATATTCCGCAACTTGTTCTACGGATTCAATATCAATAACATGAAACGCCGAATAGTCAGTCGAATCTCCACGAGATACATCCGCCACAACCACATAGTCACGAGAATAGTTTGGATAATCCCAAACCCAATAGTTACCATCAAATCCTCGTTTTTCTAATGGGTCTTTGATGTAGGTTTGTTCATACCATTGTAAAGTAGAACCTTCAACTACCGTGTAACCCGAACTGATAAAGTCACAATCACATTCTTGTGCTGCACCTTTCTCACCAAGTAGTTTTGTTTGTTCATCTCTCCACTTTTGATTTCTATCAGGGTGTACAGTCCAATGGAGTTCAATAGGATTCCATTGTTCTCCGTTCATTGCTTGAACCCATACTTTGTGGAACCAGTTACCGACACCATTTGGAGTAGAAAGTACGATAGCACCACCGCCGGTTGAAAGTGTTGATTGAGCAGATGTCCAAATGTCTTCAATGTTATCAATGAAAGCAGCCTCATCTATAATCAACATAGACAATGCTTCGGAACGACCCGCATCACCTGCGGCGGAGGTCGCTTTGATTTGAGAACCATTCTTTAATCGAAGTGAAAGTTTGTTGTCTTCTTCCGTTTGACCTTTTAACCACGATGGTAAGTTTTGGTGCATAAAACGAACCTTTGTTACAAGGTTCTTTGCTACCTCTTGTTTGGTAGCGATTACCAATACATTCTTGTCTTCGTGAAACAACATCAGCCAGAGTGAATATCCGGCTGAAAGTGTGGAGATACCTAATTGTCGTGATTTGAGGATTACATTAAATCGATTCTTCTCGACTTGATGCATCAAATCCTCTTGGAAGTCGTAAAGATTGAAAAGAATCTTACCACGAGATGGGTGTTGGATGTAACAATACTTCTTAAAGAAATATACAGGGTCTTTAGCACATTTAATGTACTCTTCTTTGATTACATCCTTGAGTGATTTTTGAGCCATAAGGTTTCATATTATAAAACAAATAAAATAGCCATTACAGCCACACCAACCGAACCACCAAGTCCGATTCCACGCCAGAAATTACCACGCTTTTCTTTTTTAAGAGTTTGGATTTGTTCTTCTTTAAGATTGATGATGTTATCTTTTTCAACAATCACCCCATCTTTGTTTGTAATGATGGTATTAAGGTTTAAAATCAATTGTTGTTGTTTGTTTGCCTTTTCTTCCAACAATTCAACCTTTTCATTGGTGATTTTCAAAATAGCCGAACAGGTATCAAACTGACCCTTCATAATAAGGGCGTTTTTTACTGCTTGTTTAGGAACTACAATCGTTGAATCACTTGAAAGTGTTTGTGAAAGTAGTGGCAAGCTCATCATCAGACATATCATCAAGCTTATCAATCTGCTCATTGTATTTTCCTCTTAATCGTGCTAATTCGGCGTTTTTTGCATCTAATTTGTCATCGATAGTACCAATATCTTCGATGAGTCCTCTATTAAGAGCAAATAAAGAGTCGTTAACTCCGTTTAATCTTTCGATTTCGAGTTTATACGACTCTTCTTTCTCTTTTAACATCTTCTCATATTGTTTTTTGTAGGTATTACCCATAAAAAATTGTTGGTAGATAAGAACACCCACCAAACACACAATAACTAAT